GAGTGTTCAATTTTTGGAAGAAATCTAAATCGTTTCTTTTCTGAATAATGTTAAAAAGGTTATTAACATCTTCTTTTGTTAAGGCGTTATTGACTGATTGAAACATTCTTGCCTCGTCTTCGGTTAAATTCCCTTTCAGCTTGTTTAATGCGGCATAATATCCTTCTTGTCCTTTTACGTTTTCCATTGTGGTGGCCGCCTGCCCCACCCTTGTTGACCGTTCTTCCGCTTGTAATGCTTTTAATTCTTTGCTGGCCGGCTTCGCTTCTTTGATGAGTTGAGTAATCTTCTTGACAGATTCATTTTCCGAGTTTATGATGTCGGCGTATGTGGATACTTCGTTCGCTTGGGGAACTTTATTTGGATATTGGGGGGTTGATTCTCCTGTTAATGATGTTATGGGTTTTTTGGGGAGCGATTGTTGGGGCAATATATTTTCTTTTTTGGCTAATTCAGAAATTCCTTTTGTTGTTTCACCCTTCAAAGATTCCTCTCCAGCGGGTATTAGATTTTTTGAAGAAACTTCCCCCGGAACCTTAATCTTTTTAGGAGTTTTAATATTTTCTAACTCCCCGCCACTGAATCCCAAAATCATATTTATCACTTGTTCTTGGGGAACGAGTGATTTTGTTAAATATTTTGCTATTTCTGGCGACATTCCCCCACTTACCAATTTATCAAATCTCGGCTTGGCTTCGGTTGCCAGTTTAACTTCTTCTTCGGCGCTGGGAGTATATACTTCCTTAACGGCACTTGATAAGGCCGATAAAAAACCTTCCCCCTTTTGAAGTTTTGGTTGCATTGAAGCGGCAATTTGTAAGGGGGCTGGCAGTAAATCGCCCAATATAAATTCGGGTATTTTCTCACTAATAAATTTAGTGATAAAATTGGAAACGGAAGAAACAACATTTGTTTTGGTTGTCGGTTGAGAAGACGTTGTTTGGGTTGTCTGCCCCGCAGAACTTAATTGTTCGTCAAAGTTAAATCTATTTGATTGTTGAATGTCAAATCTATTCATTTAGAAAATCCCCAAAAATTTCTTTCGGGCGGTTGGTCTTGGAAAAACAGACCATAAGTATTTGGTTATTGCATCTTTCACGGCGGTTGGCGAGTTGCTATCCGATATTTCTTTTTCAATCTTTGTCGGGTCTTCACCGTTTGTTTTAGCGGTGTCAATCGCCTTTTTCATATTGCTAATCGCGGTATCATTATTGATAAAGAAATTCTGCGTATCAGCATCTAATTTGGAAAAGTCGGCAATCGGTATTCCCGCTGTGGCCGCCCCTCTTTGTAATTGGGCCGTGGTAAATTCTGATGATGACCCTGGCACCAACCCGTAGGCCTCTTTTTCCGTAGTTCCGAATGGAACGCCCAATGCTTTTGCCTCTGAAACTGATAAAACCTTTGAAGCCTTTTGAGCTTTTAATGTAGCGTCTTGCAAACTATCATTAACGTTAATTCCCGCAGAGGGATAATTAAGCATTAAGTTGAGAACATTGGTTTTCTCCGTCTTTTGGTCTTCTTCGGTGGTTTTCAATTCATCTCTTAAAATAGAGAGTTGGTTTTGTGTGTCTTTATCAAGGCTGTTGATAAAATCCCCGTAATAATCATAGAGTTTATCCAGATCGGCCCTTTGCTGTTGAATGTCATAAGTAGCGGCATTAACAGAATCGGAAATGAGAGATTGAGCCAACGAGATATTCCCTCTATACATTTCAACCAATGCGGTTTTAGCCGAGAGGTCTGCGGCGTAGCCAGAGCGTTCAATGGCCGCCTGTCTTTTAATGGCAGCTTCTCTGCCCTGTGCGGTTATTTCTGAAATGGGCTGGCTTCTAAGATTCTCTATTGATTTGGCCTCGGACAGGTCTATGGCGTTAATCTTGTCTTGCAGGGTGGAAATTTGAGGAGCAATTTCAGATATTTTCCCAAGATTTTCCGTGATTCCGTATTGAGCATAAAGGTCGCGCGTCAAATCGGAAATGCTTGTTGAGGGATAGCTATTAACCGTATTCTGCATTCCTTGCAGTGCGGCGGACTTTGTTTCGGTCACATATTTGTTTATGTCCTCAATTTGTTTTTGAAGCGTTTGGATATATGCCGATGTTCCCGAAGCCGTTGTGGTGGCGTTTTTAATGGCGTTATTGACGCTTGTGGGAATGTCCGCTTGGATATTGGAAAGGCCGATTGGCGCGTTTTCCGAGATTTTGTCGGCCGAAGGAAGGGATAGTCCAACCCCTTGTGTAAATGTTTTACCCATCATTTCCGCCGCCTTTTTGGCAACGGCAGTGGATTCGGCCAACACCTGTTCATTTGTTTTTCCAGTAAGAGGATTTATCATAGTATTTTATATAAAATATAATCACCGGAAGCGATTGCCCCTGTGATTATTTTTATTGAAGTCAAATTATCGGCAGTATTAGTCCAAAAGCCAGCGGATGTAACCAAATCTCTGTACGTATCAGCATTATCACATCCGGCCACAATTCCGGTAACCGTTCTATGATAACCGGACTTTGCGTTAATGGTTAATTTAATTATGAAACTCTTTTGAGATAGAAATGTCGGCTGGATTGAGGTGGCAGAAGCGACATTGTCCGTATCGTGATAATACGTTCCAGCTTGTTTAGAGTCGTAATGTCTTAATGTGTGATAGTTGTTTCCAGTGTCGCCATTAAATTGGAGAGTAACATTGAAAGCAGAAGTGTAGTTGGCGCGAATAACCAATTCATAAATTCCGGCAGCGTCGCCATCTAATCCCGTTATTGTCACGTCATCAGTAAAATTCCCGCTTTTAACAATGGACGAAGATGATGTTCCGGTTGGTTCAAACGCTTTCCAAGCGTCATCTATCCATAAATACAATCTATAAGTTGAAGTCGTTCCAACCGTTTCTTTATAGAAAACAATCTGTTCGTCTTTGTTTTTAGGAACGTGACTGGGAACAGAGGTGTATATATTTTTGACCCCTGTAAACGTCCAGCTATCAAGTATTCGCAGTTTATTAAAGATGTCCTGATATTGTTCGGATAGCTTTATGTCTTTTTTATCCACCGCGTTCGTGTTTCCAGTTCGGTTATTGATAACGGTGATGGCCTCATCAAGAACATCCCTTTTGATTACATCGGGGTTTATCTTGTCTATCTTTTTTTGGAAGTCAACGGAAAACATCTTTAATTTGTCTTCAATTAAAGATTTTGTTTCCTCAATTATTTCTCTTTTAATTTCTTCTTTTTCCATTATCCTCTTGATTGTCTGGCGTATTTAACAGAGAAACCTTTTAGTGTGGGTGCGGTATTGCCAGAAACATTAAAGACCAGTTTGATTTGAATATTCTCCCCTCTTGATGTCCCTGGAACTGGGAATGTTGAATAGGTGGCGCCTGTCCCACTGTGCTTTCCAACGGTCACCCAAGAACTTTCTTCATTAACTTTTTTATAGACATCAATGGAACAGTTGGCTGGTAGCGGTATGGTAGCGATAATAACGTCTTGAAATATCTTTGTAACGTCCGGTTCGCCGCCGTCAAGAATAAGGCTTTCATAAAAAGCATCAGACACCTTATTGCTGTAATCTATCTCCATTACTTTATAGGTCGTTCCCCCACCATTAACACAGATATATATGTTTGGCGGATAATTTTGAACAACATTCTGGTTGGAAATACTGTAAAGGGCGTAGGTTGATGTCGGAGATGACGGGTTGCCAATTCTCCATTCCCAATTTCTCGCTATTGGAAGATTGGGGGTGGCTCTCCCTATACTCCATATTCCACCCCTGTAATTTGAAGTGCCACTGGCAATTCCATAAAGCAATTTGTTTTTAAACGGACAAACCGCTTTTTTACCGGCAAAGGTGGTGGTGTTTGTATAAATGCCGCTTCCATCGCCGTCATATTGCAAGGTCTTGTTGGCCAAGATTGAATAACCATCAGGGGAAAGCTCATAAAGCGTTCCGTCCTGGTTGCAGACCCCAATCAATCTTCCCTCTAATTTGCCGAGCGCCTCAACGAAAAACGGAAGGTCTATCGCATAGTTATAATGTTCGCTAAACGTATCCCACCAATAAACTTTTGATGGCTTGCCGGCGTAATTGCTTTTAAGCAGTATGGCGATATATGACCCTGTATCCATTAAATCAAGAATGTAATATCCGTCTTCAATGGGGACAATGTCATCAAGAAAGTTTGTTAAGTCGTAGCTGACCAAGTGGTCAAGATTGCCGATATATGCCTTCCCCTCTTTATGAATAATTGGTCGCAGTGCGGTTTGTTGTAGAACATTAACACTGTCATTGAAAGACGAAAAAGGTGCTACTGATTTTCCCAATCTTGTTTCGGTGGCGTAAATAAGAGCCGATTGGACTGGTTCAACGTTATAAATAACATTTCCGCCATTAAGAGAACTGTTGGTTATCGTATGCATCACCGACCAAGTCCCAGTAGCGTTGAGAGAGCTTAATTTGTATAAATATGATGTCAAATAAGCCATTCTAAGGCCACCATTATTAAAGGCCTTATGAAGTGCTGTGTCCCCAACTTTTTGAAGGGCTTGGTTGACCGTCAGGGCATAGGGCGTATCAATATCCAATCCCTGTCCCATTGCGAACTGTTGAGAATTATTTGCGTATTTTGATTCGGCTATTCCGCCGATAAAATTGTTTATTGTTATTTTAGGCATATTTAAGGGCTTTTATCTTTGTAATTCCACGAGGCGGTGCTTTTGGTTGCTTGCGACCACGATGAGGAATTTTTGCTTTGATTTGTATAAGATGATGTCTTTTTTGCTAATTTATTCCAAAATCTTCCAGCGAATCTTACAACATCGGAAAGCCAGACGGTTTCCGTTAATGAATGGAAAAATTTTGTTATTTTTGAAATACTATCGGTTAATTTAAGATTTTCGGAAATTGCCAAAAAGCGTTTCCTAAGAAATGAAATGGAAGAGCTTAATGACAAAGATTCTTTGATTGATTTGAAAAACTTGGCTGTTCTTTGCATCGTTCCCGTCAACCCAATCCCGTCTGAAAAAGATTTGATAAAGTTCGCGGTTTTTCCAAGTGTATCGGAAAGAGAGATTGATTCAATTAAATTAAGTATTTTTAACCACGTATTGGAAATATAATCGGTCAGGCCAATAGAATCGTTAAGTTCCTTAAAATAGCTTGTCGTTTTTTCAACCAAAGAAGACAGCGATAACGACTCTGTTAAGGTTTGTGCATATCCATTGACCTTTTCAATGAGGTCGGTCAGCGATATGTTTTCTATCAAATTAGCAAACCAAATCCTTGAACTGCTTAAAGCGTCTGTCAGTCCGATGTTTTCTGAAAACGATTTGATAAAATTCGTAGTCCTATCCATCAAAGAGGACAACGACAGGGATTCTGTTAATGTTTGATAAAGGCCTTGAACCTTAGAAACGGCGTCAGAAAGAGAAAGGTTTTCTGTTAGCTCTTTCGCAAAACAGCGGACGGAAGAAATTGCGTCTGTTAATCCAATGGATTCAGACAATCCTTTTGTAAAAGTCATCGTCTTGGAAACAATATCCGATAAAGCAAAAGTTTCTATAAGCTCTATGGTTTTTCTCCAAGTATTAGAAATAGCATCGGTTAGCCCGATGTTGTCGGATAAAGATTTAAAAAACCGAGAAACGTTTGTTAATGTGGTGCTTAATGAAAGGGCCTCGGTGAACGATTTTTTAAAGTTAGAAAGTTTATACGATTGCAGGTCATTTAAAGAGGTGGAGTCCGATATTGATTTTTTGAAACCCACCTTTTTGCTAAAAGATTGGGTCAAGGATAATGATTCAGATGTGGATTTTTTAAATCCCTGTGATTTTGAAAATGCTTGTGTTAAGGAGAGTGATTCGGAACAGGTTTGAGTGAAGGCCTCCGAAGTGCTATAAGTCACAACCAGTTTAGGGTCTTTGGTTGTTCCAGTGTAATCTGCGGAATAACCTGATAAATAATATCGTACACCACCCGTAGCCCAAGTTGGTGCTGAATTAGCAACATCATGATTGGCATTTCTCGTTCCAAATTTTGATATTCCTGTTTTAGAAATTGCTGCTATACCAGTAGCATTAAAAGTAAAAACATTATAATTGGCAGCCCAATTAGCATAGGTAATGGCAGTGGCAAAAGCAGTTGATCCTAAACTATCGTAATCTCCGTTGGCTAAGGCAGTATCGGAAGCCGGAGCCGAAGAATAAATGTTGATATCTGGGGTGGCTGAAAATGGATCATTTTTAAGATTACCCGCATCTCCATAAATAGAAAGAGTTGCGGCAGAAATAACAGCATCAGCTGTTAAATCACTTGTTTTAAAAAGAAGAATTCCCCTTGTTATTTGTTGCCAGGTATTGTTATTTGATCCAGCTCGTGCCTCACACCAATAAGCCGTTGTTGAATCATCAATAAAATAATTTCCGGCAGCAGCGACAAGGTTCGCCCAAGTCATTAAGTTTTGAGCATGTATAACGACGCCATCAACCGTATTAGTTTCAGTGTGAGCATCAGGATAAACAGTTAGAGTATCAAATCCCAAGTTCCAAGCCGGCTGGAAACGATTAGCAAATAATGTATCCCATTGATGAGCTATCCACCAGACAGGATAAAAAGCGTGAAATAATCTTTTGGAAAATTTATTATGGGTTCTGAAATCTGTTGTCTTTTGAACTGCTAAGCGTTTTTCAATCTTACATTTGTTTCTTAATTTCTGATGTTTTTGGTTATATCGGTCATAAATCACCCAGCCACTCTTTAATCTGATGTGGTCAACCAAGACCGTTTTTTCATTAAAAGTAAAATTGTTTGGAGCAATCCTGTTTATCCCCGTTTTTAATGAGCAATCTTCTTTCCTAATCCTTAATACCCACCTGAACCATATTTTGATTAGGGGGGTATTTAACAGCCAAAGCAGTTTTTTTTGGTATTTGTTAAACCAGTTTTCGTCAAATAAATAAGACATTCTTAATTTCTAATCTCCACTCCCAAGAATTTGGGAATGGAAGTAAAAATCAAGCTACTTTAACCTTGTATGTAACTTGCAAAGTGTCGGTATTTTCCATATTCTTGGCCGTGAATGTCTGCCTCGCCAACATAATACCAGACGAAGCGGCATCAAAAATTGCCGCCTCCTTAACCGCTTGTGTGTTGGTGGCGGTAAAGGTGTGAACCAGCTGGGCAGTATCGTTTGCGGTAGTGGTGATAGTCCTTGTGCAAGTTGCAGCGGCGCGAGCCAATCCAGCGGCGGAGATGACTGCTTTTAGGTCGGTATCCGCGGCCTTTGCAGAGGTAGAAGAAGAACCCAAGCCGATCCATTTGAATCCGCCAGAGGTTACTTCGTTTATCAGGCCCGCCACTTCTCTAATGCCAACGGTGGTGATGGTGTTGTCAATGGTTTCTTCCGACAAAATCTTTCCGCTTCTAATGTGACGGATATTAAATTGTCCTTTCAGTGTTATAGCTCCATTTAATTTCATAGTTTGTTTTCTGCTCTCTGCAATGACCTTTATTCCTTGGCTTCTTTTACTTTCCCTTTTTCTAAAAGAGAGGCATAAATCCATTTCAAATCCATTGGAACAATGTGTGAACAGGGATAATCAACGTGGCAGTAAATATCAAAACCCAAATCCTGCGCCTTTCTGCAAAAAGCCAAATCGTTCCCTTCAACCTTGTATCCAGTTTTGTCGTATTCGTTTTTGAACCAGCCGCCATTTTCCATCCACCAGGGATTTTCCAAGACATCTCGGCGAATCATTATGCAGCCAGTCCCAACCGAGTCAATTTTCATCAATCCCTCGTTTCCCTTAAAATCTGGCATATGGTATTCCCCATCGGCTCTGCGTATCAGGCCAAGCGGAACAATCATTCCTTTGGTAAAGGCGAAGCACAGGCCAGAAGTAATCGGTTTTTGAAAATCAGCTAAATTAAGAATGTTAAGAGGAGGAACAATATCATCATCAATCATTAAAAGATAGTCGGCATCGGTGGAAAGAAACCTTTTCACGATTTCATTCCTGTTAAACGTAATGGGCTTGTTGGCGGGATATTCAAGTATCAATTCGTATTTGTCTGACGTTAATAAGTGGTTGATAACCCTCGTCAGCTCCACTCGTATTTCTCCCTCATTTAAAACAGCTACGTATATTTTTTTTGTTTTTAACATTGGCTAAACTCCGGAATCAACGCGGGGATGAATGTTTGGCTTCATATCCCTATGTCTGACTCCGTAAAACTTTTCTACCTCCTCTTTTAATGAGGAGATGTTTGACTTTAATTGATTGACCTTTGCGATAGAGGCGTCATCCGCCATCATATGAGAAATTGAATAATCCAAAGCCATTCCATAAGATAAAATCCTGTGGAAGTTATTATCAAAACCAGGCTCTGTTGATGTGTCGGTGGTGGCGAACTCCTTAATCCCGCGAGTGAAATATACCTTTAACCCATCCGACAAAGTTACCTTTCCAGTGGCCGGCGTTGGATAGAGAATAATTGACCTGCCAACCAAGTCGTAATATATCGGCGTTCCTTCTTCATCTTCAAATTCCGGCATCGCATATCCAACTTGGCTTTTATCAATGGCTTTTAGCAATATAGAATCCCCATTTTGGTCTAATACTTCAATGCGATCTATCCTCTGGGCGGTTGTCGGAAGTTCGTAATTGTCCTGTCCATCAACCAAATCTGTCGTGGCAATGGGGAGGTTGGTATAATTGGAATCATCGTATTCCCAAGTTCCAGTTACATTCCAAATCCAAGAATTGACAAGCCGATACCAAGAATTGGCATTTCTTACCAAGTCGGAAATGGGATAAGAAACCGTGTCATTTACATTAAGCCCAACCAAAGAACGAGCATCTTGGCAAATGCCGAGCTTGTTTGCTTCATCGTTAAATTTCATTTATTTTGTTTATAGTAATAAAGCGTCTTTTCGGGTTGAAAATCCCCCACCCAAGTCCACGCCTTTTCTTCTTGATAAATTTTTTTAATTTCCCTATACAAAGGAATGTCTGGCTCAATTTCAAATCTTTCTCGCGCCGTAGTAGGTTCTTTCCCGTCTAAGCCATAAACCGGACAGGCAGCCAATTCTCGGACAACCTCGCTAACCAAAATGTGGTCGGCGTGGTTGTATTCTCCCCAAGGATTATGTGTGTAAATTTCGGTAGCTTCGGCTATATCTGTTTTCAATAACTCTTTTAATTTCTGGTAATTTTCCTGATGTTCTTTCAAGCGAGCCTTGTCTTTCCAATAGCCAGATTCAGTCAATCCCAAACATTGAATCTTGTCTTTTAAAGGATGTCTTTTTAGCACTCTCTTACGAGCCAGACACATTTTAAAATTGTCTAACCTGTCTAAAAAGCAAATGATAATCTTGTCAAAATCTTTTGGATTAAACCAAATAATTTCATCGTCCGGGTGCGCGACAATAAGTAATTTTTTCATTTTTTTGTAGCCCAAATTATTCTGTTTGACGCCTTACAATCTATTGGCGGATTGGCCGACACGTCATAAAATCTTTTTAAACTATTGATAATTAAATCGTGTTCCTCAAAATGCAATTCCCCAGAGAACGCTCCGATTTTATTTGCCCGTTCTTGCGTTAGTTGCGGAATAAACTCATATTCCCCTCCCTCGCAATCAAATTTCAAAAAATCGCAATATGGGATTTTGGCAAGTTCTTTTTCAAAAGGAATGGTTTTTGATTTTTGCTTAATCTCCCTTTCCCTTACTCGCTCTATATTGTCGGAGAAGCTGGAACATCCTGTATTTTCTTTAACGATATATAACGTTCTTTCCCTTTCCTCCCCTATTCCATAATTAAAAGCGTGAACTTTACCTTGCAATCCGTTTAGTTCAATGTTTTTAATCAATAAATCATAATTTTCATTATCCGGTTCATAGGCATAAACTTCCGCTCCCATTTTAGCCATTCTCAACGTTGTTCCGCCGATGTGAGCGCCGATGTCCATCGCCGTCTTTATGTCTTTCGGAATTTTATAACAATCGGAAAATTCATCTCGTAAAATATATGAATCCCATTCTCCCCGAACGTAAAACTTCAATCCTCCAATTTCAAAAATTTCCATTTTTTATTTTCTTTAAAATCTTTGTCGTGCTTTGCTCTTTGCAATAAGATATTTCCACCGGAGAACATTGGTATTTAATCATTTCGTCAATCTCTTCATCTTCAAAGCCGTCCCCAGACGCCAAACAATTCATTCCATTAAGATTTGGTTTTATGCTGTTTTGTTTAATGACTTGATAAACTTCCGGCAGTGCTTCTAAAATTTCTTTTCTTTGTTTGAATGGGATAATCGGATTTCTCTTTTTGTATTTTTTTATCGCTTCATCAGTTAAAAGACCGATGACAACCTGTCCTTTTTTGGCGCATTGGCGAATTGCTTTTAGGTGGCCGATATGGAACAAATCGGCTGACATTGGAAGATAAATCTTCATATTTTGGCTAAAACACCGCTTTAAATACCCCCTGGAATGCCCCAGGACGCACGATTAGTCCAGACCTATATCCCAATACCTGTTTTTTCCATAAAGCCAAAGGTCATCGCTTCGGGGGAAATATCGGGCCGGCCGAGGTCGCTACGGCTTCCTTTTTCAACATCAATAACAGTGCAACAACTTTCCACGAAACCTTTAATTGCTTCAAAGTTTGTCGGTTGTCCTCCGGTTGAATCGTGAACCCCGTTATTCAAAACTATAATTTCAAGGTTCTCTGGTTTGGCGGCGATAACGGTGGCCAACGAACCCAAGTGCATAAGAAGCGCTCCGTCCCCTGTTAAGACATAAACTTTTTTTATCGTATTCAACGCAAGTCCCAATCCTATCCCAACCGCGCAACCCATTGAACCCATCATATAGAAATCATTTGTCGGCTCTCCTCTCTTTTTCCTTAATTCAAATAACTCTCTTGAAATCTTGCCAGTGGAAGAAACGACCAAATCTTCTGGGTTAATTCTGTCTAAAACCGAATTGATTGCTTCTTCTCTTGTCATACGATTATATAATTGTAAGGAACAATCCCCGAACCAAGGATTTTCATAAAATCAAAAACCTTTTCTCCCATTATCTTATGCTGAGGTTCGTCCGTCCGAGTTCCGATAATAAAGTCCATTGGGATTTGATAAGGAATGACCAAGGAGGTAATGGGATTTAAGGCGTTGCAAAATCCATCAGCGCTCATAAAGACCGTAGCTCTTTTTCCTGTCGCCAGATAATATCCAGTCGCAATTCCGATTGCCTCACCCTCATTAGAAGCAATCATATACTTAACCTTGCTTAACCAATCTTTTAATTTGCTGTCTGGAACGCCAACTATAAAATCGTGATTAAATTTTTCCTCAATATTGGTCATATCCGGTAATTTTAAATATCTCTTTGACCGATGAAATGTTTAAGTCCTTGCTCCGACCATCAACAATAATTTGATTGGCGGCTTCGCTCATTGCCTTATACGAAGCTCTCAAAAGATGATTGGCGTGAATGATAATATCAAATCCCGCCTTGGCCAATTCTTGGTCATAAATATGGTTATACGTTGTTGGCACACAAACCAACGGCCTGTCAAACTTTTCTTTGTATCTCTTGGCGAACTCAAAGATTTCATCGGCATTCACCTCGCATTTGGAGTGAATCATTATGCCGTCTGCGCCAGCCGCTAAAAACGCTTCTGCCCTGATTAACGCCTCATAAATGCTGTGCTTGGCAATCAAACTTTCAAGGCGCGCGATAATCAACATCTCCTTGCAAGCCGCTTTCCCCGCGCGTATTTTTTTGGCAAAGACATCGGGATTTTCAAGCTGATGCGTGGCGTCTGCGTCAAGAGAGTTCCTTTTTGGAAATGCCTTGTCTTCAATGATAACGGCACTGACTCCGGCCTCCTCCAACCTTTTAATCCAATAAGGAAAGTGGTCTATTTGCCCGCCGGTATCTCCATCAAAAATAATCGGCTTCGTAGAAACTTGCCTTATTTCCCTGACGGTATTAAGGCGAGAATCCATTGAAACAAGCTCAATGTCGGGAAGACCTTTGGCTGCGGAATCTGTTAGAGAAGATTCCCAAATTGCGTCAAACCCAGAATTTTCCACGACCAAAGCGGAAATTCCGTTGTGGGCTTCAAGCGCAACTACTGGCTTCTTTTGAGAAAGAAGTTCCTTTAATTTATTCATACGACCAATCCACCCGATAACAAGGATTGTCTGTCAAGCTGTTGGGGTCGTATTCGTATCCCCTTAGCTTTGGAATTTTCCAATCTCCGTAACGGGCGGTTAAATAACCTTCGACATTTTTAGGGCAAGGCAAATTAAGCTCTTGCCACTTTATTTCACCAAACTCATCAAATAGATGGGCTGGAAAAACAAACGCAAAATATGGCAACTTTCCCATATTTCCTGTCAAGTTTCTCGCCAAAAAGAAAACTTCATTGTCTTTTTTTCTGGTGAAAATAATGTCTATTTTATTTCCGTTGCGACATACGGCGATTCCCTCCGAAGAACCCTGCCATTCCCAATTATTGAGAAGTTTGAATCCGATTTTTGTGAGTTCTTCTATGATTTCACTTGCCCGATTGGAGTATTCTTTCCAAAGGCAAACATCAACATCGTCCTCATCGCCAAGAATCATTCCCCTTTGGCGATGCAGTCCCAGCAGTAATCCCTCCGAAATCCAAAAAGGGATTTTCAGCTTATCCATAACCGCTTGGAAATCATTTAAGTTTTCATAAGCCACTTCTTCCAAATACATATTTTTTATCTGCCTCCAACCCTGGGCTTTGAGGCGATGAAAAATATCCTCCTTGTCTATCCCAACATATTGGTCTTTCCCATCAACGAGAATGGAAAGGGATTGGTTTATTTTAATCAAGTGCATCGCATATTTTTTTCTGGCGATGTAACAAAGATAAAGGTCTTCGGTCTTGTCAAACGGCCTCGGAATGTCTTGCAGTGTTTCCTCTCCGTCAAAAATCCATCTGTCTAAAACCATTCCTCCTGTCCCGATATAGTCAACCTCCATTCCATAAGTGGCCTTATCAAATGAGGGGTTATAACTGTCATTCACGAATGTTCTTGTATACCACCCAAGAATGCAGTCCTTGCCGAATTTAAGATATTCGCGGTAATTGTATTCAACGAACCCTGGCTGTAATATCTCGTCATCGTCAAAGAAAATAATGGGATTTCCTTTGGTTAATGGAACGAGCTTGAATCTGGCCGCCGAACCTTCGTTTTTTTCCGAATTGATAACCTGTAACCTATCCTGCGGGAAGTCCTTAACGAATGGGGTTAGGTCTTTCCCACTGTTGTTCCAAATGTTCAGACGGAAGTTTTGGATTGTTTGTCCGTTGAGCTGTTTGATTATTTCTGGCAACCGATAATATCGCTGGTAAGTTGCCATACACAATTCAATTATTTGATTTTGTTCAGTAGCTCCTGACATCGTGTTAAATACGTGTGTTTATCCAAAACCAAGTCCCGACCAGCTTGGGATATGTTTTTGCGATTTTTCTTTTCTTGGGGAAGAATAAATTGGTCTATAATTTCAACCAGCTCTCCCCAATCGGAATAACCGAGATAATGTTTGCCGCTGATTATTCCCGTTTCTTCCAGTCCGTAGCTTTTAGGGTGAACCATAAGGCCTCCTGCGGCCATTACCCGATAAATCCTGTCGCCCCAGTAAAAATCATCTATCGGAAAATTTGGAGAAACTATCATTTTGGCGGACTTACACAAGTCGGCGAAATCCTTTTCCCAAACATTGCTATATACCCTGAACCTATCGCCATACCTCTTATTCATTTCCGAAAGGAAAATCTGTCGGGCCTCGCCATAGGTTGAGCCGATAAACGCGATATCACAATCATAAACAGGGTTGTGTTTCCCCTTGAACCTTTTATCCGGCGCCGCTTGTTTTAGCGATATTAAATTGTCAAATTTATGCCTTCTGATAAAAGTTTCATCAACCAAAAATCCATAATGGACAAGCGGGGCAATAGCATCGATCCACTCGTCCCGTCCTTTATATACCTTGTCAACATACCAAAACGCTTTTTTACAGGTAATTGACATCAGAATCATTTTCAACCTTTCAAGTGTTAGACGATGGGTTTCAATGGTTTCCTCATTAACCCCTCCCTTATGGAAAAGGAAAAGGTCTGATTGATTGGCTTTATCTATTAGATTTTTTATTTCAAAGTTTCTGTCGTCAAAAGCAAAAACTTTATGCCCCAATTTTTTAAGGGCGTAGAGAATATCCTCATCGTTTTCACGATGCGGATTGTCCTTTAAATGCGCGAAATAAGTTATTGTCATTTTGTGCTAACCTGCTCTCCTCAATTCGGCTTTCGCAGAGAGCAAAGAAGCCGAATCAAGGTTAGCCAAGGAACTAAATTAGTAATTAGAGATGATTCTAACGCCGGAACCGGCATTAAGAATTTTCTTCGCATACATAATGTCTGCGGTGATTTTTGTTCTTAATGATTCCGATTGTTTCTCCTGAATCTTCACACCATCGTTAGCGAACGCATAAACAATGGCGTTTTTGTGCACTAACAAATTGCGGTGTCCGCCCTCTGTGCCAGCAGGAACGTTAGGGGTAATATAGACGGGCAATCCAAGCAATTCATTATGCGGAGGATTAGGAAGAACGGCCTTGCCATACTTTGAGGCATTAACAAGGGTGTCGCTCATCATCACCTCTTTCCAATACGCGTTCGGATGGAAAATCCAAGCGCATTCTGAAAGCGGAATAGAAGACGACTCAATGAATGCCATCGCTTGCAATAGGGTTGTGGCGGTAATGTTGGTGGCAGAATCGCCTATGCCTTTGGTGACTGAAGCACCAAGGGCAAGTAAATCGGTATCAACCTTCAATGCCAACGCATAACCCATTTTGTTAATATATTCCTCTTGTAAACGATATTGCGAACCAACTGTCGCCTTTTGAAAATCGGTCATAATGAATGCTGTTGACATCCATTTGTCGATTGTCATTGACGTCTTTGTGTCAGAAAGATTGGTTGGAGTAATATCGCCAGAGGTCGTATTAACGGCAGTGGCGGTAAATCCGTTGGAAATTGCTGGAATCCAAAGAGTATCTCCTCGGCCGGCAATTTCACTGGAATAGTTATCAAAGAATGACGCGGCGATTAACTTTCTTTGGAAGGCTCTGTTTAGTTTAGCCGACCAAATTTCCGGATTAAAAACATCGTAAGTTTGACTGTAAGCCAATTATTTAGGCACCAGCCCCTCTCCCAGATTTTTTAGCAGCTTCAAACAGTTCGCGAGTTTTCTTGTCTATTTCCTCATCGGAAACACTTTTGTCGTATGCCAACTTAAATGCGTCTTGCGGACTTTTTACGGCTTCAACCGAACCTGGCGATGTCGGAGCGGGTGTTTTTTTATTTATTTCTATTTCTTCTCGACGAGCTTTAATAGCTCTTTTTACCCACTCATCATTGGCAGAGGCAATTAAATCTTCAACGTTTGAACTTTTGGCGTGGCTGGTAATAAACTCAACCTCGTCAGCGTCAAAATCTGAAAATGCCTTTGTCAACTTAACAAGTTTCAACGGGTCTGTGGGGACTGTTGAAACATCAGGTTTAACTTGCGGCGAAGATTTTTTCAACTCTTCTTTCAAGTTTTTTTTGTCATCTTCCGCCTTTTTAGCCCTTTCAAAAAGTTGTTTATTCTTTTCTGTCAGGTCTTTAACTTTTGCAGTTAAATCTGTTTGAGAAGATTGATTTTCTCCATCTTCTCCTGAAACGTTTGAGTCGTTTCCATCTTGGACTTCAAGAGTGTCCAGCTCACTTTCGTTTTCCATATTTTAAGAGATTATGAGAACTCATT